ACTCCATATCTTCTGTGGTTTTGATGGGAGCTTTGAAAATCCAACTATCTTGAGAAGAGCCGTTATTGAACGGAACCTTTCCTCGACCAACCACATTTTCCCATCTTGTCAAAGCCAAAAACACATCATTCATATCAATGTCACTGACATGTCTTAAAGTGTCATCAAAAACTATATCAGCGTTTGACAGAATACATATTTCACCATCTAAATTTTCGTTGCAAAATTCAAAGAACCTACGGTATGTGGGTCTTTTTTCTTCGCGAACAACTGTTATTTTTGGGGAGGATATTTTAAATTCAACATTATCCGAGATGAATATGAATATCCTCTCTATCAAATCGTTTGATAGATTTTGATAGAGAGTTTGAATATATTCACTTTTTCTTATTGGATTTTCAGATTCAAAATATTCAATTATTAGATTCATGTCACTGAACCAACTTCAATCCTGAATCGGGAGTGACCAACTTACTGAATGCATTGGCATACTCATTTCTCAACTCACTCTTAAGAACTAAAGTGTAACGAATTTCACTCTTTGGAAGAACGAATCCATCCAATTCAGCAAAAGGCATCCAAGGAAAGAACCCGAGTCCTTTTTCGGTTGGACCAAGAACACAAGGATTCTTGAACGAGATTCCCTGTTCTGTTTCCTCAACCACTTCTGCGATGATTTCTTCGTTACTCTGCGTGCGAATTAGTTTGATATTGCTCATTTTCATTTCCTTTCAAATATTCAACGACTCAACATAAAGTTCATTGATAATCTTCTTAAGCTTCTCTGGACTATTTATACCCATGCGATCAATCTCTTCTGAGATTATGGTCAAAGTGTCTTTCTGTAAATCAATCTTTTCTTCTTCTGTTGAATTTTCATCGTCCAATTCAACAACAGTGAGATTTGCTACAGGAAGAGAATTCAACTCGTCAATCAACAAGTCAACTCCATTGTTACTTCTTCCTTCTCTTCTGTCAACAAGAATCTTTACATATTTGTTCCGAAAATCTTCCTTGTTCAATTCCTCGTTTTCATCATATACAAAGACATGGAACATCTTGTTTTTGTTCTCCACAAACTCAAACTCTCCAGTTTCAGTATCAAGAACATGAAACCCCTTCTTCATGTTCGCATCGGAAAACGTGATTTGATATGGAGTTCCAAAATAGTGTATGTTTCCCTTGGATTGCTTTGCGTGGAAATGACCACTGTATACAGCATCAAATCTTGAAAACAATTTGGGTTCCAAACCATCTCGGAATTTCAAGCCAGGAATCACTTCACACCCATTGATTTCAAAGTGTCCCATTAGAATCTTGGCACGGCATTTCTTGATGAAAGACAGAAAATCCTTTGCGTTTCTCTTGTTCAACCAAGGAACCAACGCAATGCTCAACCCCGCCAAATCCATTGTAACAGGTTCTTCGTGTAGAATGAATGACGAATACCGTTCTCCCAAAATTTCTTTTAATGAATTGACTTCATTGGTGCTTCTGTAATATGTGTCGTGATTACCGAGAATGCAATGAAACTTGATTCCCTCCAGTTTGCTCAAAAACCTCTTGCGAACTTGATTCAATGTGTTCACATTCACATACTTGCGACGGTCAAAGAAATCTCCCAAATGAATCACAGTATCAATGTTGTTCTCTTTGAGGTATGGAAAAAACTGTTCCTCAAAGAATGTCAGAAAGTGATTCAGAAATAACTCTGCGTCGTTTCTGGCGCCGAAATGAGTATCCCCTATTATAGCTACTTTCATTCCAAATAATTTCCCAAGTTATTCTTTTCCACGGCGACTACTTTTTTTTTACTTGTCTTCTTTGTTGTCTTCTTCTTGGTGGTCTTCTTCGTGAAGTTCTCCAAGTCCTTTTCGTTCAAATTGAAAAACGCAAGATATGGGTCGTTTGAATCGGAATCAACCATATCGTTCTTGACTGCCCAGTTCTTGAATTCCTTGCGATAATCCATTTCACGAAAATATGCCATCTTGGTATAAAGATACTTCTTCTCTTTCTGTATTCGCCGTAGAAAAGAATAGAATATGATTTGCGTGAAGAATGCAAAGGGGTTTTGAGATTTCTTGGGGTCAAAGTTGTCAACATACATCAAGCAATTCTCAACACCATCACTTATCATGTCTTCCTTGAATATGTAGTTGACGAAGTTTGGCTTTCTTGCCAGATTGGTTGCAATGTCCAGAAAGCATTTACCTATGTAGTTACTTACGCCTGGAATTGGTTTGTCTTCCTTCTTGGCTTTCTTTATGAGCTTTTTATGCTCTATCATCGCTTTCAAAAATTCTTTATTGTCTATGTAGTTTTCAGGTTTGCGTTTTGCCATGTTTTATTCCCTCATTGAAATCTTGGTATCCCTCTCCATATATCATCATCGTCATCATTGTTTTGTTTTCTTGAACTTTTCTCCGAAGCAGTGTTTCCAGAATCTCCGAAGAATCCTATGTCAGCATCTTCCATGTCTGGTGCTACTTCTTTCAGTTGTTCAAGTATATCCTCTATGTTCACACCTTGCAAGTCTTCTTCGTCAATTTCCGATAGAGCTTCGTCAATGAAATCGTTGGACTTCTTTGCTTGAACATAATCTCGTATTAGTTCCTTTTCCGGTTCTGAATGGGCTATGATAAATTCCTTCGGAAAGTAGTATCTTTGCGTCTTGGCAAATTCAAACCACTTTCGGAAGGAAATACTGAAATACTTTATCTTACCATTCTCAGTAACAGGAACTATTGAATACATCATCGGTCTATCAACAACAATTCCTTCGGAATCAACTTTTATGACTCTTCCTATTATGTCGGATCCGTCTCTGAGTTTCAAAACTCTATGTCTGGGTCTTTTACTCATGCTTCTTCCCCTTCCATAGTTATTCTAGTTATATCGTAGTCAAATTTTTCTTCGTTGTATATCTTTACTCTCTCAACCATATGCTTCAAAGTGTAGTTCTTGCGACTTTTCCACGAAAGGTCATCTGCAATGTCAAAGAGTGTTGCTATCTTCTTTCCCTCACTTTTTCTGAGCTGTCTTCCAATACTCTGAAGAACACGAATTCTACTTTTTGATGGTGAAGCAAATATGATGTTCTGCAAACTCTTGATGTTGATTCCTGTTGAGAAAGGTTCCGAAGGAAGCAACTATAATACTACCTTCGCCTCCTTTCATCTCTTTAGTAATTTTATTTGGCTTCATTTTTTTTCCCTAGACGACAACATTTTTTCACGAAAATTTGGATCTTCCCAAAGTTTTTTCAAAGCACTCCCATCACTACCTCTAGTTTTTCTTTTTTTCATTTTTTCACGAAAATTTGGATCTTTCCATTTTTTCTTTATTTTTACCGAAGCATCTTTTCTCTTTTTTATATTTTTATTTGCTAAAGAAGTTGATTCCACAAAAGATTCCCACTCACATTTAGTCATGTTTTCATATCGTTTTTTTAAACCAACACTATATCGTTCGGTCCCATTTTCTTCATTATATCTCTTCATATCAAGAGATTTTTTTAGTTTTCTCTCTTCAGTCCAATATTTTTTCATTTTTTCAGATTTTTGTTTTTTTAATATTTCTGTATTTGATAAATTATTTTTATTAATATATTCAAAACTACCATCACCACCCAAATTTAAATTATAAGATTTTTTGTTTGTGGGATATATATTTCTTTCAGATAACAATTCAACTTCTTTTTCAATCATGTCTTTTTCATTATCAAAAACGAATAATATTTCTTTTATAAATTTATTTTTTCCGTATTTTTTAATAGCTTTCTGAATCAATTTACCAGATCCAAAATAGTCATCATTTATATCCTCAGTCACATGCTTACCGATATAATATTTTTTATTTACTTTATTTATTATTTTGTAGATGACATATTTTTTCATGTTTATTCCGGTGGAAAACTTTGACTATTTTTATTTATAATCCAATTTTCCTCAATGTCATCATTTTCAGTGATGTCTTTAGCTAGTTTTGTTGTTTTATTGGATAAAACAACATTTTCGTCGGGGTTACACTCAATTACATTATTTCCAAAATGAAACAATATAACCTCTCTTTTTATTGCTTCTTTTTCTGTTATAGCACGAATCTGCTCTCTGGTTTCTCCTTCGGTTCCGCCAAATACAAAAAATACTTTCCTCTTTGTTTCCTTCTTCTTTATCATCTCATAAAGAATCTTTCCGTGTTTCTCAACATATTGAAAGAGGACAAGTGTGTTTCCTTTCGTTTTTGTCGTCAAATCACGAATAAATTCATTGCGCTCTTTATTATTTATGATGAGTTCAATCTCTTGTGGATACTTCAAGTCCTTGCAGGCTTCCTTGTTCTTGTTGGTATGGTCGAGAACAATGCACTTGATTTTGAGAGGAGAAAGAAGTTTCTTGTCCATCAAGTCCTTTGTCGTAATGACCTTTTGAACTTTACCAAACAATCCTTCAATGACCAGTTTGTGTGTCTTTGAACCATCAAGTGTTCCCGTCAATCCGACTCTATATGGACAATCCTTGAGTTTGGTCATGATGGATGTGAGTGATTGGGCCTTGAACAGATGACACTCGTCGCCGATGACGACTCTATAATCCTTGAAATACTTTTCGTTCTCTTTGTATATACTTTGCCATGTGGATATGACTACTTGTTTATCTGTGTTTTTTTCCTGCCCACCGTGAATCTTGTGGCAATTGTCTTCCACATTCCAAGATTTGTCCTTTGAAGAATAGTCTTCAAAATCACTATACATTTGAAGAACAAGTGAAATGGTCGGAACTATGATGAGTATCTTTTCGTTTGGAGATATGATGTTTTGGTAATAGCGAAGAAGAGAGTATATGATCAAACTCTTTCCAGATGCAGTGGGAGAAAGAAGAAGACAACGACGAAGATTCAAAGCTTTGAGAACACCCTCTATCTGATGTTCATGTGGTTTGAGGTTTTTACCGCTGGAATGTGGTTTCAATTCCTTCTCAAAGTAATTCTCTATATCTTCCTTGGTAAACTTGTTCTCGTTGAATGGTATCCGAGAATCTATCTTGACACTGATGTTTCTTTGGTCACAATATTCCAACAGATAGTCAAAGAGACCAGCATATATGCATTTAGTATGAATGTTATATAGACGAATCTTCCCATCCCAAACTCTTTTTCTGTATGCGGGAGTGAATCTAGCATTTGGAACTTCAAAAGTAAAGTAATCACAAATGTTTCTCTCTAGAGATTCATCA